TGGCAGGCCTCTGAACTGATGTCATTCGGGGGATTAACACTCCCTTAGTCGTACTGCTCACATCCAGAAACGCCGAAGGGTCTGCATTTGCCCCGATGAGGTTCATGCTTACGCCTTGTGCTGTAGAATGTTTTATACTCAGCAAAAAAACTATTATTATGGCAAATATTGCCAGATTAAAATTGTTTTTCATATGTTTAATGTTAATATGTTTTAATAAATACAGTTCTACTTTTGTTTGTAATTATAGTTGTGTCTCCTATTATAAGTAAATTAGAACACCCTTCTAATTTATTAGAATATAAATTAGGACATGTACCAAGTGGTGGCGGAGACGGTGGATTTATTCTTGGTTGTGGTATTTTAAAGTTTAAATTAAACGTTAAATCATTGCTTGTAACAGTAGTATCTACTGTTTGAGCTTTTCCAATAACCGGTAACAAAAATAATAATAATAATAATTTTTTCATAATTTTAATTTTTATTAGATTGAGAGTAAAACCCTTATGCCTTTAGGCTAAGGGCGGTTCACTGATTAATATTTGATTTTTCAATTTTTTGTTTGTTGTTTTCTACCATTACTTTAGCCATTTTATTTCCATAATCCCTCTGACTAATAATATCGTCTTTATCTAATTTTGCTTGTGCCATTAATTTATTTACCTGTATTTCCAACATTTTTAATTGTTCATTAGTTGACGCATGTTTATCCTTCACTGCAATATCAATGTCTTCTATTTGTTTCTCTGAGGCTATTTTAGTATGTTTTGCAATATTTTCATTTTCTATTTGCTTTTCAAGTATTGAATTTTTTCGGTCTAACACCTGTGCATTAATTTCTCCTAATGCTTTTTTAACATCTATTGCCATCTGTTGTATTTTCAATTCTTCTGCTTTCCACGGAGCAAGCAATTCATTATTAAGTTGAATTTTTAATTTCTCTTTTTCAACTTGTGCCTGTTCTGCGTTTGCTGCCTGTGATGACATTAATTCCACTGCTCTCATAGAAAGATATTTCGCTCTTTCTCTCAACTCTGTTAATGATTTTATTCCCCACAATTCTGTAATGTCTCCAAATTGAATACCGGATTTACCACTTGCCATAAACTGTTTAATGTCTTCTATTCCCTGTGCTTCTTCTGTATTATTAGCTAAAAGAACATTAAATCTTACTTTATTAAGTATGTTTTCTGGTATATTTACTATTTCTCCCGATAAATCTGTATTATTAAATCCAAAAGTCGCTCCGTTTTTATAACAATAATTTAATGCTAAGTTTAAACAATGTGTTAACGCTTTTCCTTCTATTTCATCATGTTCTGCAAATAATATCTCATTTATTAATAATGCCTGTTTTATAGAAGCATTATATGTTCCGACTTGGTCTGTATTTGTCATTTGGCCCTTCATTGCAGGAGGAACACCCATAACATCTCCCATTGTCTGCTCAATATTATTTTTTATATTTGCTAATAATCCAATGGAATTAGATACAGATAAATCAAACATTGTCCATTGATTAAAAATACCAGCAGTCTGTCTTCCCATTTCATCAGTAGTACGTATGTTTAACATACCCATCTTTTTCTGCCTTTCCCATTCTTCTTCCGTCATTTCTGGGGGCTTAAAGGCAAGGTCAAATAAAATAGTTTTTGTCCCAGATAACGCAAGCATCAACTCCTCTTGATATGTAACTATATCATATAAGTCCTGTAAATCTTTGGTTGCTGCAATATGTGAATATGGTTGGTCTGTTATTGAAGCATATGTTTTTCCGAATATTGGAATAAATATTTTCGCCCTTCTATCAATATCCCTTAATACAAACGGACATTTTCCCTCATTCACAATATATTTATCATTTATTATTACTCCATGATATAGGTCATTATTATATTTATCAATATATGCTTCTCCCTTTTTTTTACTTATAGTTTCTACATCATTCTCGTCTTTTATATCAAGTTTGTTCTTTTTATTAATAAAGAAACCGTTACTATATATGTATTCATCTTTATTAATAATTTCTTTATTTTGAATGAAGTGTCTAAAATAAACACCATCTTCAAAAGGAGAAGGAATATATTTAACTTTTATATTTCTTGGAACTTTAAACCAAACTCTTTCTACTTTTATTCCGTAGGCTGTTTCATTATTGCCATCAAATATTAAATTATCTGTAAAATAAGCCTCTCCATCTTTACCAGTAACCATGGGAGTTCTATAATTTGATTCACTGCTACGTAACGTATTCAAAACCTCATTCCCATATTTTTTCTCAATTTGTTTTCCATATAAAATAATTACTTCATTATATGAAAGATAATCTGTTATTGTTCCCCAAGGGCCGTCCTGTACCCATTTAACACTACTAATAAAAGGATATTTAACATTAGAGGGATTTAATACTTCAAATAAAGGAAGTCTATTTCCTTCTACATAATCTACATAATAATATTGTCGTCCTATTACTCTATTAATAATAAAATTTTCTAACGATTTATTACTTACATCAAGTTCTTGTCTAAGATTAAGCAATGTATTCTGAGCAATAATTTCTTTCCAATCTTTCTTCTCATATTTATGATAATAATTCATTTTCTGCATTTGTGTCTGACTTATAGCATCTTGTTGCTCTAACATAGACATTGCATATTGAAAATTATTTATTATTCTTGGTAATGATTGTTTTATTTCTTGTAATTGTTGTGCTTCTTCTTCTGTTTTTGGTTCTTGCTGAACCATTTGTTGCATTCGTGAAATTTTATCCTGTGTTTCTTGTATTTGAAATGTTGTTTCATAATGTACGAATTGAGCCTGCTTATCAAGATAATCAATATAATCAACAACATTACTTAAATATTTTTCTTTTACACTTTCCCTGTCTGATAATACTACACTAAATACAAAGGGCCGTTTGTATTGTTGAGAAACTAATGTATTTATAAATTGCCTTTGTTTTGGTGTCCGGCGAACTTTTGCCGGCAATACAGAATCTCCTATTTGTGTTAAATAGGTTGTGTCATTATGATTTATTCTATTATTATAATAGCCCCAATAAAGTATATCGTTATTTATATTATTATTAGTATTAGATATACTTGAGAAATATTTTATATTTTTTTCTACCCACTCAGAAGTTTTTTCCTTTTCTGTAATTAATATATCAGGTTGTTTAATCATACATATGTCTCCATTAATTTTCCGCCCACATTCTTAAATATTCTTCTTTTTGGTTGAATTCTAATATCTGATTCGCTTTTTGCTAATATTGATTCGTTTTCTTTTGACATTATTTCACATTCCATTGTTGCAATTGTTATATCACAATTATATGGATGTGAAGTTCCTGGAGTATATTTATATTTTGTTAAAGCATCTATTTGCCTTGTAAAATACATATTCCCTATGAAATTATCTGTTAATCTGCTTGCTAAGATAGCTAATCCTATCGGATTTAAACTTTTATTTGTTCCATATTCATTTGTTAGTCTTGAATTTAAAACCTTTCCTGCAAAGGCTAATCTTGGTCTTTTAAATAAGAGATATTCAAATCCATTATTTTTATAAAAATCAAATATCCTTTGGTTACTATCTTCTAAGTTAATTTTTGTCCTATATAATAATGATGTTAATATTGTATGTAAAAAGAATAATTCAGCTCCCCCTTCATTAGTTTTTGGCCTTTCATATATTTCTGCAACATAAGAATTTACTAAAGCCTCTCCTTCTAAAAATCCTTTTTTTACATACATTGCACCCTTTGATGTTGAATAAAAAGATTCATCTTGATCGTAGTGGTCTGCCCCGGCCGAATATAAATCAACATATACCTTTCCTTCTTTATCTAAAGCAGGAAGTTCTATTATATTTAACCAACCCCTATCTGCATAACTAAATTCAACTCCCTTGTGTGGATTACCTGAATCAATAAAATCTACAATTCCTCTTCTTTCAATTTGCATGTGAGGATTTTGTTTTATTTCAATCCTTCGTTTATTTAAAGAACTTACTATGTCTGAACCAAAATATCCTACCGAAGAAACCATTAACGCCTCTGATGCATATATGGCATTTTGAGTAATATGTAAATATAGTTTTTCTTTAGATATATGTTTTCTTTCTTCTAATAATAATTCTATCCCTTTTTGCTTCTGACTATTACCGTCTTCATCAATAACTTTAAACCACCATTTAGCTATGAAATGACCTGTTTTTTTATTATCAATATTTTCTTCTGGTTCAAACGTGTTATTAAAAGCAAGGACATTATGTTTTTCTGGATTATAGTGTACTTCTAATAAATCAGCAGCACCTTCCTCTACTTCTCCTCCTGTGCCTATTTTTATTTCATATCCTGTTTTAATATTATTTGTTACAATAGAAGGTTTAACAAATGTTGAAACATCTATTGACCAGTTTTTCTTCCCCTTTCCTATTTCTTCATATACTACTAATGAGGGGGAATTATGAACTATGGTATAATCTTGCAATAGAAATAATTGATCGCCATCAATGGTTATTCCATAATATTTCTCAACGCTCCCCTTTTCAATTCTAATTCCAGAACGTAGCGGATTCTGTTTGTAATTATACTTACTCGTCTTTTTCCTTTTCAGCCTAACAGGAATATTGTGTAATCCCTCACCACTTATATATAATTCATATATATATTTTGACTTATACCCATTTATCGAACCATTATCTTTCGCCTCACTCAAACAGGCATAAAACCCAATACTTTCAACCAATTCTTTTATTTGCAACATCATCTTTTTATCTATCATAGAAATAGAATAATGTTCAAACCCTTCTTTCGTTTTCACTTTCCACCCATCTGAATCAATCAACCCTGCAAGTAATTGTAACCTATCTTCTCTTGAATTAAATAAATATTCTTTAGGTATAAATTTATTATCCAAAATACCTAATCGCTTCATCTCTGTTATCAAATAACTCTTAACTGGTTTATTAAACTTACCACAAAGTTCCCTGTATTGAATCCCATACCTCTTTGCTTTAGCTAATCTATCTAATGGTTTATAATATTGAGCCTTTTCTACCTTTACCCAACAACAATGAGAAAAGGCGAAATATTCCAAATATTCAACTATTTCAACATCATCATCTCCAACCATAACACGTAAAGAACCCTTTTCGCCATCTCCAAGCCAATATCCAATAAAATAAGGATCAATTAATAACTTAGTTTTCTTATAGTCAATACATTTGTTTTTTTCTATATACGTAAGCCTTTTAAATGTCTTACTTGTATTGTAATAATCTTCTGCCCTTATTAAAAAATGAGTATCATCAATCCTTATTACATTTTTATTGTTAAAATTATTAAACACCCATTTCCCAGCTTTTGAAACATTATTTATCCGAGGAACCGGCTTGTGATAACAATATAACAAATGATTGCTGTTACAAGAAAACGTTTCTGTCTTCTCTGATGAAATTAAATACATTTGATCTTTGCCAGAATGTTTATCCAATACTATTCTCGGTTTAGAATCAACACCCATTAATTTATCGCCAACTTTTATTTCCTGAATGTTTTTAACCATACCATTATACATTCGTACTTTGGTATTTTTCCCAAAACAAAATCTTGATAATGCCTGTGGATTATCTCTTGCTGTTATTGACCTTACTTCTGATTTTGTTAATTTTGATTTTATAAAATTTTTATTATCTCCTCCCTTTGCTCTTTCTAACCAAAATTGAGTATTTGACATTAAATCAAGTCCACGAACACAATTTTCAAAAGTATGGTCTGCATCGTCTGATTGTCCTGCAACAATTATATTAACAGATGCTGGCATAAATAAATAATTATATGCTAACATTAATCCGGCAATTTCTTCTGACATGCCTAACTGACGTGTCTTCATTTCGTGGGAATCTTTTCCTTGTTCTTTCATCATTTCCATTCTTCTTGATAAAAGAAATTGGTGATCTAAAAAACGAGGACGCACAATACCTTTATAATCTTTCCCTTCAATTAAACCATATATGGGCCAGAAATTAAGGAAAAAATAATATCTCCCGGAAATATGTACTTTATTATCAAAAAATGTTAAATCGT